TGCCGGATCACGATTTGCGTCCGGTGATGAAGCTGCCATATCGGCACGGTGATGCGCCGTTCGTCGATGCCGCTTACGAGATGAAGGACAAGGGCTGGTATTCAAGCCGTGGCATTCCGGAATTGGTAGCACCGGAAGAAGCGTACTTGAACAAGCTGATGAACGGTAAGGCTGATTCAATTACTTTTTACAACAGCCCAATGTTCCGCAGTGAACGCGACATCCCGAACAGCAGCAACATACGCTTTCGACCGGGGCAAATACTGCCATACGGATTGCAGCCGGTGGGGATGCCGCAGCCTCCAATCAGTTGGGAACAGGAGATTGTGCAGACGCGCATGATTGCTGAACAGCGTTTGGCGATGCCGGATTTCGGGATGGGTCAAATGATCAACACCCGCGAGCGACGAACTGCCACTGAAGTAAATGCAATTGGTGGCATGATGGAGCGCAGTGTGGATTTGCGTGCGCGGATATTCCGCTTGGCGCTGGCCCGTGTGTACCGTCAGGCATATTCGCTTTATTTGCAGTACTCACCGCAAAACTTGATGTTCCGGTATTTGGAAGATGCCACCAGCTTGCAAGCCGATGCGTTGCATGACGACTACACGATTGAACCGAAAGGCGGTGTGGACGGCGTGGATCGTACCATGCTGATGCAGCGTGCAATCATGCGGAAACAATTGATGGCGCAGTCACCGTGGATTGACCAAATCGAATTGGATAAATCCATACTGGAACTGGACGACCCAAGTCTGGTCAAGCGGCTGGTGCGTGATCCGCAATTCAAGGCTGCGGATGAAGCGGAAGACGAGGCGCACAACATTCCGATCATGGAACGGGGTTACACGCCGGTTCCGAATCAAGGCGACAGCGCAGCCGAACGCTTGCCGGTGTTACTCGATTACATCAATCGAATGAGCCAGCAGGGGCAACAGTTCCCGCCGGAAGCACAACAGGCATTCGTCAGCCGCATAAACACTTTACTGGAGCAGCTTGAGCAAATTGATCCCAACTCCGCTCGACAACTCCGGAAACAATTAGATGATGCTTACTCAAGAGACACACAAGCGGGTGCTGACCCAAATGGCCAAGCCGTTGCGATGGGTCAACCAGCCCAAATGGGAGCCGGATGATGAAAAGGCGTTGCTTACTTTTTTCCGCACTAAAAGCGGTAAGAAACTAAAAGCATGGATGCTGAACGCAGCATTACAGCACAACGCCACGGCTACCGAATGCAGTGGGGAGCTTGCGTGGAAAGCGGGGTATGCTAATGGATTTCGTGGGGCAATTGCGACATTGGATGCGCTGATGTCCCAACCCGAAACATCGGAGCCGGACGCTGCTGATGATTTCGATTACTTGCGTCCATAACTACAGTGCTGAACTGGTGCGATCAGTACTGAACCAAAGCGCCACTACAGCGTGCAACGTATGCGATGCATAGCTGAATTGAAGCATACAAACAAATGGCTGAAAAAGAGACGACGATGGATGAGCTTACCGCAATTGCGAAAGCGATGGACAGCGGTAAGAGCTTGGATGAGGCGAGGGAAAGTTATGTTCCAGCGCCACCGGAACCAGAAGCGGAACCGGAAACACAAGCTGATCCACCGCCGGAACCGGAACAGCCGAAACAGGATGAGTCCGCGTCGAGTGACGCAGACAGTTCTTTGACAGAAAAGACGGAGCAGGAGAAACCGGATATTTCCCGCGAAGCGAAGGACATGGAGCGAAAGATGCGTTCATGGAAATCGCTTAACGAGGATAAGGAACAGTTTCAAAAGGAACGCGAGGAGTTTGAGCAGCAAAAAGAAAAGTGGCGTGTCCAGCAAATGTCCGAAACGAACGAGGTTCGGGACGATGAGGGGTACAGTGCCAAAGACTATGATAAAGCTGCGAAGGAGTTTCGCGATGATGGTGAAGTCGATTTAGCCGTAGACGCGGAAGACAAAGCTAACAAGCTGCGCGAGCAGGAAGGCGAAGTAGCTAAAAAGCTGCAAGCTGACAAGTTTAGCAAGGACTTCCGCAGCAACTACGAACAGGCTAGGACGGCATATCCGGATTTAGCGGATCACGACAGCGAATTGTTCAAACGAACCGAGCAAGTATTTTTGTACTATCCCGAATTGTTAGGGGATGCCGACGGGCCGCGCAAAGCTGCATGGGTCGCATCACGGGACATACTGGCAACTCAAGCCGAGTCTTTTCGAGACGAGAACCAACAACTCAAAAACGAGTTGGAGGAGTACAAGTCGAAGTTATCGATTAGCGGTTCACAACCAGCGCCACGACCCCCTAGTAAGGAGTTCATGGAAATGGATGCGGAAGCACGAATGAAAATGCTTACCGATCAAGCTGCACAAATGGACATTAATCGATAACACTGATTAGTACAGTACAGTATATAACATTTAAAAATAGAAAGGTTAAGTTATGGCAGATGCAATGACACTATCCAGTGACTTGAGTTCGCAGTATCGCGAGCATTTCGAGTCCCAACTGCTTACATACGCAGTTCAAGCCACCCGCAAAGCGGAGTTTGGTCAAAAAGCACCTTTACCCAAAGGCATAGGATCGAAGCAAATCAGCTTCTTCAAGTACGGCGCACCGGACGACACAATGATAAAAGACATTACGTCGAGCGGTGATGAGGTTTTAGCAAGCACGGCTTATAACCCGATTGACGTGTTCAACACTAGCGCCAGCACTGGTGATGGTGTTCGTCAATTGTCGCTTTCCAAAGTGACAGCAACGCTTGAGCAAATTGGACAAGTCGTGGTTATTTCGGACGTGTTGAACAATACCGAGTTTTTGAACTCGCTTGCTCAGGCAACGAAAACCAACGGTGAAGATGCTGCGCTGAAATGCGATACTATTGTTCGTCAGCAGTTGTGCCGCACAGTTGCTGGTGGCGGTGGTGCTACCAACTTGACAAGTCACGCTGAAACCGCAGGAGCTAACACAATGTTTGCTGGGGCTGCTACCAAGCTGGAAACTTTGTCTGGTAGCGCAGTGGAGTGTTCAGCCGCAGACGTGTTGGACGTTGTTACCCAGTTGCGGATTAACCGCGCTCCGGAAATTAACGGGGGTTACGTTTCTATCGCTGCACCGCAAGTGCTTCGCGACTTGATGCGTGACAGTGATTGGTTGAATGCTGCCACACGTTCCAACGTAGGCGCATTGTACAACGGTGAAGTTGGTTCGCTGTATGGCGTCCGCTTTGTGGAAGACACTAACCCGTACCGTGTGCTAGATGCCGCTGATGCAAATCACGACACATACAACGCAGCGGGTGATGCTTTTTGCACCTTGTTTTTAGGTGGGGAAGCGTTTGGTGTTCCAGCGTTGAGCGGTGACAGTCCAATGAGTCCGTCCATTCAGATTGTGGATACTCCGGACAAAAAAGACCCGCTGAACCAAGTGGTCACGGTTGGTTTCAAGACCATGTACACTTCCAAGGTGCTGACTCCGAATTACTACATTCGGTACTTTAGCAACGTCGGTTACGCCGGTCTGTAATTCATCATGGGATGGGGTGGCTTGCGTGCTGCCCCATCCCACTTATTTTTAACAAGTGCCGGTTTACGAATATCAATCCGATAGTGGGAAAGTGATCGAACTGGAACGTCCAATCACTGAACGCGACAACGCGCCTGACGGCTACACGCGTGTCGATTTTCCAAGCCGAATCAGTGTGCCGAATGGTGCAATGGACGAAAATGGAATGAACAAGGAGACAATACGCAGGGGTTACTACAACCAGGAAATTAAGCTGGGAAGTCGGTGGCGATCCAAGCATTCAGTTAAAAACATAAAAAAAGCGTGGGAGATGTAAAATGAGTTATCAAAACGAACGATTCAGAAGTTTCAGCAGTGTTACGCAGCAAATTGTAGCAGTAAGCGGAACCGCTGCCAATGTGGTGACAAGTTCGCCGCATCATTTAACTGTACAGAATTTAGGCACAACACCGGTTTACTTGAAGCTGGGAGCCACTGCGACAACAAGTTCCGGTGGATTCAGCTATATATTAGCTGGTGGCGGTGCTGCAAACGATGGAACCGCCGCATTGGCAAACATTAGCGGATACGTCGGAACCATCAGCGTCATCACAGCAAGCGGCACATCAAATGTCGTAGTTAGTAACGGTTAAAAAATGAGCGCATCAATTTCAGTATCCGGATTTATTAAAAGTTCCGGCGTCACGGTCGAAAACGAACCGATCGTTAAGTCAGATGGTTCTGGCGAGATCATGCAATGGCAACCGTCTGATGGCGGTGCTGATGGTATTTATATAGTAGAAGGTGGTTCTGCTGGTGATCCAGCGCGACTGGGTATCGGAGTCGCTGCGCCGACAGAGGCGTTGGATGTATCGGGAAACGTGTCTATTGGTGGCGGCCAATTGTCGATTAAAAGCGACAGCAGTAATGACACTCCGGGCCGCTTAAACTTGTGGGCCACGGATACGTCTATTGTTGCTAACGACACAATCGGTGCTATCCACGCGCA